TGGTGATTTCTGATAACCAGATTTACCGTGAATGGGGAATTACTAGCGAAAACGAACACCGATTCATGGTCTTTGGAAAGGTCTTAATCAGTCAGTCGCAAACCCTTAAGAGACATAATTAACCTCAATATCCTTCCATCGGCCACCGAAAGGTGGCTTTTTATTACCTATCAATTTGCATATCCCGCAAATATCACTTGCATATCTCGCAATTTAATTTTATCTTTTGTTCCAGACCAACTACAGGATTACAACAAAATCTGGTTGCAACACGGTGCATGTGTCGTAAGCAGTCAGTAAATGTCAAAAACGAACAGGCAGGACGCCCACGAAGTAGCCGCCGGTGGCGTATGAATGACCGGATGATTCGTTAAATACTATGTGTAAGAGAGCGCAAATGAACCGTTATTTCACATGCTCGTTTTGTGGCGCAAACGAGCTGCAGGCAAAAAAATCATCGCCAAAGGCGGAAAAGATGAAGTTGCTATCTGCTCTGAGTGCGTAGTCTTGTGTGTCGGGGCATTAATCAATATCAGCACAACTATTCGGTTCACACCAAATGAGAATGCGCCTTTAGATGCGCGGAAATCTGGAGGTTAAAGAACAAAATGAAAGTCCAGATTTTAAACAATAACTGTGAAGTCGTTTGGGCGTAAAACATGACCGCGCGTAGACCAAGGGAGGAAAAAGTGGGAATAGTTAGAAATCAAGCAGATATATTGAAAATCAGCTCTGAATTGCTTGGAGTTTTGAAAAGTGAGCTCACCGCACATGGCATCGAGCCCACTGACGAAAATTTAAGTTGGGTTTTGTCGATTATTCAACAATCACTCAAGCCCAGCCTCAGCAAACTTTTTATCGAGTAGTGCTTCGAACTTATCGTAAAGCTTGCTTATGTCGTCTATCGGGTTTTCTGACGTACTGTAATTTTTATCTGATGTCATGGCAGCAGTCTGATATGCAGTGTGAGTCTTAACCGATAGTTGGAATAAATAAAGAATTTTTTCTTCTTTGGTCATAACTATTTCCTTCTTGGCTATATGAAAACACCAAGATACCACCGAGCCTGAAGTGGTGAAAAGACAGGCACATAACAGCTAAGTATTTTCAACCAGAGAGAATCCTTAGCGTTGTGGTGAATGCGGCTCAGCGCACGCGGGTTAAGGTTGAGGCTGACAGTCGACCTTCTGTGGATACCCACCCGCCTGGTGTGCAACCTTCGCCAGGCACCGGGAGGCACCCGGCACCACAACTTTATGCTGTGTGTAGTCTTGGCGGTACCAGCTTATACCCTTGCTTCCGGCTGGTACCGTCCTTTTTACAAAACAGAGAAGAGCATCACCGGACGACGGGCTCATAACCCAATCCATCCGGGCGGCAGTCACCGCAGGTGTTCTTCTCTGTTTTGTGGAGAAACTAACCGACCTTGCAGGGTCGATATGATGAGGAGCAGCAAAATGGCTAGCGAACGCAGTACTGATGTGCAGGCATTTATCGGGGAGCTGGACGGCGGCGTATTTGAAACCAAAATCGGCGCAGTTCTCAGTGAAGTCGCTTCCGGTGTGATGAACACGAAAACCAAAGGTAAGGTCTCGCTCAACCTGGAAATCGAACCGTTTGATGAGAACCGAGTGAAAATCAAACACAAACTCTCATATGTTCGCCCGACTAACCGCGGGAAAATTTCCGAAGAAGACACCACCGAAACGCCGATGTATGTCAATCGCGGTGGTCGCCTGACTATTCTGCAGGAAGAACAGGGACAGTTACTGACTCTTGCCGGTGAACCTGACGGAAAACTCCGCGCAGCAGGTCGTTAATATCGTTTTTAATTAACTGATTATTTATCTCATCACTGAATATCTTTATATAGTGAGGACTTATTATGTCTCAGAACTTAGACGCAACCGCAATTAATCAAATCCATGCCCTTATTTCTGCTCAGGGTGTTAATGAAATTATCAGTAAGATTGGTGCCGATGCTGTGGCATTGCCTGAGAATTTCCGCATTCATGATCTGGAAAAATTTAATTTAAATCGCTTCCGTTTCCGTGGTGCGCTTTCCACTGCCAGCATCGATGACTTTACCCGTTATTCTAAAGATCTTGCAGATGAAGGCACCCGCTGCTTTATCGATGCTGATAATATGCGTGCCGTCAGTGTGCTTAACCTGGGTACTATTGATGAACCAGGTCACGCAGATAACACCGCCACACTCAAACTGAAAAAGACAGCACCGTTCTCTGCTCTGTTGTCTGTTAACGGCGAGCGTAACTCCCAGAAGTCACTAGCAGAATGGATTGAAGACTGGGCCGACTACCTTGTGGGCTTTGATGCGAATGGTGACGCCATTCAGGCAACAAAAGCGGCTGCGGCAGTCCGTAAAATCACGATTGAAGCAAACCAGACCGCTGATTTTGAAGATAATGACTTCAGCGGCAAACGCTCCCTGATGGAGTCTGTCGAAGCGAAGACCAAAGACATTATGCCAGTGGCATTTGAATTTAAATGCGTTCCGTTTGAAGGCCTGAAAGAACGTCCGTTTAAATTACGCCTCAGCATTATCACTGGCGATCGTCCGGTACTGGTTCTGCGCATTATTCAGCTGGAGGCGGTGCAGGAAGAAATGGCTAACGAATTTCGTGATCTGCTTGTTGAGAAATTCAAAGACAGCAAAGTAGAAACCTTTATTGGTACTTTCACCGCCTGATTTCATTACTGCAAATGCCCCTGCGGGGGCATTTATGGAAACATAATTTACTCAATAATCGCCGGATGGTGAGAGATTCCTTTTACCAGAATTCAACGCGGTGCAGCGCATATAAAGTGGAGAACAAAATGTCATTTATTAAAACTTTTTCCGGGAAGCATTTTTATTATGACAAGATAAATAAAGACGACATCGAGATTAACGATATCGCAGTTTCCCTTTCAAATATCTGTCGCTTTGCAGGACATCTTTCACACTTCTACAGCGTCGCCCAACATGCGGTGCTTTGCAGCCAGCTGGTGCCGCAGGAATTTGCTTTTGAAGCGTTAATGCATGATGCAACAGAAGCATATTGCCAGGACATTCCCGCACCACTGAAACGACTTCTTCCTGACTATAAACAAATGGAAGAAAAAATAGACGCCGTAATCCGTGAGAAATACGGGTTACCCCCAGTTATGAGCACGCCAGTGAAATATGCCGATCTCATCATGCTGGCAACCGAACGCCGCGATCTCGGGCTTGATGATGGCTCTTTCTGGCCTGTACTGGAAGGCATCCCGGCAACAGAGATGTTCAAAGTGATTCCACTGGCACCAGGCCATGCCTACGGGATGTTTATGGAACGCTTTAACGAGTTATCGGAGTTACGCAAATGCGCATGAATGTTTTCGAAATGGAAGGGTTTCTTCGCGGGAAATGTGTACCGCGAGATCTGAAAGTAAACGAAACAAATGCTGAATACCTAGTACGTAAATTCGATGCGCTTGAAGCTAAATGTACAGCACAGGAAAACAAAATAATACCAGTGTCAACTGAACTGCCACCAGCAAATGAAAGTGTTCTGTTATTCGATGCTAACGGAGAAGGCTGGCTAATTGGCTGGCGTTCTCTCTGGTACACCTGGGGACAAAAAGAAACCGGAGAATGGCAGTGGACATTTCAGGTCGGGGACCTTGAAAACGTCAATATCACTCACTGGGCAGTAATGCCAAAAGCACCGGAGAATAAGAAATGAGCATAATGACCACTTTTACCGACAAAGAACTGATTAAAGAAATTAAAGAGCGTATCAGCAGCCTTGACGTGCGAGACGATATTGAGCGCCGTGCTTATGAAATCGCACTCCTATCTCTGGAAGTAGAACCAGATGAACGCGAAGCTTATGAATTATTCATGGAAAAGCGTTTCGGTGACTTAGTAGATCGTCGGAGAGCAAAAAACGGCGATAACGAATACATGGCATGGGATATGACTCTCGGTTGGATCGTCTGGCAGCAACGAGCTGGTATCCATTTTTCAACAATGTCACAACAAGAGGTGAAATAATAGAGCCATACAGCCTCACACTCGATGAGGCCTGTCAGTTTCTTAAAATATCCTGATCTACCATCGCCGTCATAGAGCGTATTTTTATTACCTGATTTGCAGGTTCGATTCCCTATTCGGAGATAGCACTCATGCAACACGAACTACAGCCTGATTCACTGGTTGATTTGAAATTCATCATGGCTGATACTGGCTTCGGTAAGACCTTCATCTATGACCGGATTAAGTCCGGCGACCTGCCTAAAGCCAAAGTTATCCACGGACGAGCAAGATGGTTATATCGTGACCATTGTGAATTCAAAAATAAGCTCTTAAGCCGCGCCAATGGGTAAAATAGCGGGTAAAATATTTTTCACATCTAAAAAACACCATTCCAATCAATCCCCTGCAACCTCAAGTAGATGTCTGCAGGGGACACCAGATACCCTTCAAACGATATCTACCTTCACCCCGTAAAAGATAAGTTAGGCAGCACATTTGCCCTATCTACTCATTTTTCCTGCAACAGGTTGAAATCTCAACACGGTCAGAAAACGCTGATGACTAAACAGCCCTGGGCCGGGCGATGTAACCATCACACACAATCCTGATCGCGAAATATGGCGTGACTTGATACTTCACTCCACAATGCTTTCCTTGATGAATTCGCAGGCCCGTGATACACGGGACAGGTCGCTGAATTACGACAATGCCCTGGAAATCAGCGAGCCGTGTATCCGGAGTACATTTGAGCGACTGTACCAGAACATGAATGAGGCGTTTGGATTAGGCGATTATTAGCAGGGCTAAGCATTTTGGTATTATTATTTTCCGGTTGAGGGATATAGAGCTATCGACAACAACCGGAAAAAGTTTACGTTTATATTGCTGAAGGTACTGGCGTTTCCATCACTATTTGCTCACGTTTTTTACTCAGGAAGAAAATGCCAAATAGCAACATCAGGCAGACAATACCCGAAATTGCGAAAAAAACCGTCTGGTAGCCTGCGTGGTCAAAGAGTATCCCAGTCGGCGTTGAAAGCAGCACAATCCCCAACGAACTGGCAATTTGAAAACCAATCAGAAAGATCGTCGACGACAGGCGCTTATCAAAATTTGCCACGCTGTATTTGAAGACGGATATGACACAAAGTGGAACCTCAATGGCATGTAACAGCTTCACTAATGAAATAATCCAGGGGTTAACGAATAGCGCGCAGGAAAGGATACGCAACGCCATAATCACAACACCGATAAGTAATGCATTTTTTGGCCCTACCCGATTCACAAAGAAAGGAATAATCGCCATGCACAGCGCTTCGAGTACCACCTGGAATGAGTTGAGATAACCATACAGGCGCGTTCCTACATCGTGTGATTCGAATAAACCTGCATAAAAGACAGGAAAGAGTTGTTGATCAAAAATGTTATAGAAAGACCACGTCCCCACAATAAATATGACGAAAACCCAGAAGTTTCGATCCTTGAAAACTGCGATAAAATCCTCTTTTTTTACCCCTCCCGCATCCGCCGCTATGCACTGGTGATCCTTATCTTTAAAACGCATGTTGATCATCATAAATACAGCGCCAAATAGCGAGACCAACCAGAAGTTGATATGGGGACTGATACTAAAAAATATACCGGCAAAGAACGCGCCAATAGCATAGCCAAAAGATCCCCAGGCGCGCGCTGTTCCATATTCGAAATGAAAATTTCGCGCCATTTTTTCGGTGAAGCTGTCAAGCAAACCGCATCCCGCCAGATACCCCAGGCCAAAAAAGAGCGCCCCCAGAATTAGACCTGCAGAAAAATTGCTTTGCAGTAACGGTTCATAAACGTAAATCATAAACGGTCCGGTCAAGACCAGAATGAAACTCATACACCAGATGAGCGGTTTCTTCAGACCGAGTTTATCCTGAACGATGCCGTAGAACATCATAAATAGAATGCTGGTAAACTGGTTGACCGAATAAAGTGTACCTAATTCCGTCCCTGTTAATCCTAGATGTCCTTTCAGCCAAATAGCGTATAATGACCACCACAGCGACCAGGAAATAAAAAAGAGAAATGAGTAACTGGATGCAAAACGATAGTACGCATTTCTGAATGGAATATTCAGTGCCATAATTACCTGCCTGTCGTTAAAAAATTCATGTCCTATTTAGAGATAAGAGCGGCCTCGCCGTTTACTTCTCACTTTCCAGTTCTTGTCGACATGGCAGCGCTGTCATTGCCCCTTTCGCTGTTACTGCAAGCGCTCCGCAACGTTGAGCGAGATCGATAATTCGTCGCATTTCTCTCTCATCTGTAGATAACCCCGTAGAGGACAGACCTGTGAGTAACCCCGTAATAAC